TGCCTGAAGTCTCTTGGTATCAATATCCGTCTGTTTAGACTCTTCATCAAGATCAAGTTCCTTATTGAAGATGAACTGGATCTCTGGAGAAAAGTGTTTCCAGATAATCTCCCGGTTTATGGCTTCCTGGAGAATAAGAAGAACGGGTCTAACTCCTTTGGATTTGTGGATTTGCATCTGCTGGATTCCAGTCGCGCGGTTGAGATCCTCTGTGAATCCTAGTTCAGAGGGTGTCAGTTTATAGACCGCAAAGATCATCTTAGCGAACCACTTCTGAGAATCCAACCATTGCATCTGTTGACTGGTGAAGGGCATGGACTGAACCTTTGCTCCTCCTCCGGTAATAATCCACTTGTTATATTTGCGAGGACCTCTTAACTTAGCCTCGTAGTAGGCCTGCATCCTCCTGAGTTCAGTCAGGTCGGTTACATCCGGAAGGTCAATCTGACCCCCAATGAAGAGACCATTCTTCCAGTATTTGGACTGAGCGAGCGTAGAATCCGTCATGTAATCCAGTACGCTTTCAATCACACTGAGATTGGAAACTCCATAAGGTTCTCTAGCGGAGGGAGCCTGTTGAAGGTAGATTAATTCATCCCTCTTGAAGTGGATAGGAACTCCCTGCGGATTAATCCAAGCATATTGCCAGTATCCTCTGAGGTTCTTATATAGGTCCACGTCCTTGAGAACGCTTCTTCCATCCAGAGCGATCAGTTCCAGAGGAGGAACATATTTCTTAATCTCCCTGTATTGGTCATAGGCCTTAACTGGAAATACCTTAACAATTACTCCAGAATCATAGTTAATGAGGTCCGGTAGACACTGCCTAAGAATCTGTCCGAAGCTTTCCATCCAGGTCCTTGAGGAGAAAAACTCCTTAGTGGCCTTGGAGATCTTCTCATCTACGTCTTCTCCTGCATCCACAGGAACAATATCCCAGTCGGCTCCTGCAATACTGTCTACGATATGCTGAACACACATCCTTACCCAAACACTGGTTTCGAGTGGTTCCAGCCTATCATAGTCGATGGATCGAGGTCTTCCATAGGGAGGAGCTAACCAGAAAGCGTCTGTGTAAACTCCTTTTCTTTGACCTCCCTCCTCGGTAGTACCATCTCCCCACATCTGGTTCTGATAGTAGTCTGGAGAGAGGGGTATATCAGTAAAGTTTATACCTAAAGATGTGGTGACACTGCGTCCTACACCTTGGCTTACTTTTTGACCTACCTGTTTTAATATATCGAGAATCATTTCTTACTCCTCTTCTTGTCTTGTTTTACTTTATATATGTGGGGAGGAAACTGGGGAATGGCTTCGTTGCATACATCGCATATTCCATTCTTCTTAGGAAGTACCCCAGATGATGTTCCATACTCTTCTCCACAATCACAGAAAAGATATTCGTAGGCTTCGTCCTCTCTTATCTCGTCATAAGGCCTATCCGTTTCAACCACCCCGATATTACTCTCTATTCCTAGAGCAACATGGAGAATAATCAGAGCAAAGCTGTCAAGCCGGTCATCGTGCTCAGCAAAAGGAAATTGAACCCACTGCTTAGCGAATTCCGGTACTCCACAGAGTTCCGTACTCCTAAGCAGCACGCTCTCATTCTCGAAGTGCGGAGAAATGCTGATCATCTTAGTTACTTTGTCCTTTACGGTTCTGACCCCTACAGCGGGAATCCATGTGTCCTTTCTTATCTCCTGTGCCAGTGCTGCTTGATAAACGTTGTTCTCTATCAGTACCTTGTGGGCCCGCATACCCTGTTGAGCCCAGTATGTGTAATTCTCCTTCAGCTTATCCTGCTGAGTGGGGAAATCCCACCTACCAGCCACAGAATCGATATAGAAGATCCTATGCGTAGGCCTGTGATATCCAGCCAGGGTGAATACGGTTTCATCTGCCTTCTCGCTTTCGCTGATGGCCAGGTCTCCTCCAATATAGAAAACGAGATCCTCAAGGGGAGGCATTGAGGCCCACTTATAGTAGTGAAGCCAGTCCACCTTAAGGAACTGTCCTTTCATACCGGAAGGGTCATTCTGCTTTTCTCTGTCGAAAAGAATACTACCTGTCTGCTGACGGTCAAGAAGAAGTACCTCAATAGGCCACTTCTCCGGCCACAGAACCTTGTAGGCTCCAACGACTTTTACTCCACTGATAAACTGCTGACCATCTTCGTTGGTGGAATAGATGTATTCCCAGCTTTCTGGATAGGTAATAATTGCCTTATCTATCTGCTTCTGCCAGAGTGGATTGTCTATAAGTTCCTGATAAATATCTGCATAGTGTTTCCTGGTTCCTGAAACAAACCACTGTGTATGAGGTTCACAGAGTTGTCCGATGGTACCGTAGAACCAGTTGGCCAGGTCTTCCATCCTGGTCTCAGTTTTGGTGTTTTCATCATCAATAATATCATCACAAATGATGATATCGAAGTGACCGCCGGTAATGGATCCTTCTGCACCCACACACTCTACTGTGGGATCTTTAAGGTTACTAGCTCCTTCGGTCCTCACACACCAGATAGGTCCTTTATTGTCACTTAGCATTAAGTTGCCGTAATCCTTCTTGATGAGTTCGTTGTTTCTTAACTCATCTCGAATGGTTTTAAGCAGCTTATTGGACTGTCTAGAGGTCTTAGATACTAAAAGAATCCTCACATTAGGGATATTGCAGATCGCCCATACCGGAAAGGCATGGCAGAATACTGTGGTCTTCCCGTGGTCACGTGGACTAAGCATGAGGTGCCTTTTTCTAAAGCAATAATCATACCACTTCTTCTGGTGTTTAGGAACATCCAAACTAAGGTAGTATTTAGAAAAAAAGGCGATTGAATGTTTTGCAATCTGCTTAGGTTCCAGACCCTTGAGTAATTCCAGCTGTTCCGGAGTAAACACCGGGGAATCGTCTTTTGGTCTTAAACATAGGCCTTTAACTATCCGACTCGGTGGCAATGAAATCTCCGAACTTCTTTATAAGTTCTGGATCGTCCACTTTGATGTGGTGAACATGGTCTTTCTTCTCAGCAGCAATATCCAGGAGACCCAGTTTCTGAGCAACCTCTATCTCTTCCTTCTTCTTTGTGGCTACAAAATTCAAACAGTCAAGTCTTCCTCCATGGCCTTCATCATCTATCTTTTCTTCGTGCATTCTTGTAGCTTCATCTACAGCCCAGTCTACTCGGCCTGAGTAGTCCAGGAAAGCCAATCTAGTGGCCTCTTTAACATCCTTTAGAATATCCTGATTCTTGAGGAATTGGATATCACAGTTTATTACTTTAATGAAGACTCCTTCTTCATCAGCCATCTCCTGGACGGTGAATCCGCCTTTGAGAATATATTGTTTTACTCTCTCTCTTCTAGCGGCGTTGGAGATAGCAGCTACATTTGGGCAGTTCTCTGGGATAATTAGTTTCTTTTTCCTTGCCATGGCATTACACCCGCTAATCTATAGGTGTAATATTAGACCCCATCCTATAAAAAAGTAGTCAGTAATTCTGGAGGGAATTACTGTTAAATGGTGGACCAGGGGATGTTTCGTCTGAATTTTACATTCTTAGCCTGGATCAGTTCTATGAGAGTTCGTCCACTGTTGAAATGGACCAGGAACAGATAGGACCCTTCTTGCTCCACTAGTTTATCGTGGGTTCCTCGATCCATCCTGAACATCCCTTCTCTCTCTTTGAATCCTATTCCTATAGTTTCCTTGCAGGTCCTTACTTCTACTGGACCTTCCAGCATTTCTTCCACTTAATCACCCCTAACTTCTTGGTTATTTTTATACTGGTCGATATCAGAGGGTATGCGGCCTGAGAACCCTAGTACCAATAATACTAGGATAGTAACCATAATGCACGTTACTACGATGATTATAGGAGCTGCTAGAAGGAGAATAATCCACTTATAGTGAATTACTCCAAAGGCCGCGAGGCATATTCCTACTAAACAGTTCCATACCCAGGTTGCTATAGCCCCGATCCACAGGGTCTGTCCTATTCTTAAAGTTCCAGCGAATACTTTCACTCGTCTTCTCCTCCTGGTGTTCCTATTTGTGTTCTGAATGAGTGGTCATCCAAGGCGTTCATCATGGCTATAATCTTACTCCGGTCCACTCCCGAGGATCTTCCAGTCTTAGGTCGAATCTTCTCTGGAGGAAACAGGTCATGCTTGTTAGCGAAAGCCAAGAAGAATACCTGGATCTCATCTGCAATAATAGTCTTGTAGAAGTGGTATTTGGCCCTTATCTCTATGGCTTCGGCTTTGGTACAGTCCATCCCTAACTTAGTCTTCCGGTCCTCTTTAAAGAGGACTCTATCCCCTACCACGGAGAATATTACCTGGCCGAGGAGCCTTTTGGAAAGTGGGTATTGGGTTTGGTACCTGAACCAGGTGAAGATTTGCTCGGTCTCTAAATCTAACTCGGCCTCTGATATCCCGTATTCGGACATCATTTTCTCCACCATATCTCTGGCGTTCTCCTGTTCTCCCCCTACCCCCTTTAGGGCCAGATTCCTGACTTTGTTGATCCGGTCGATAAGGTCTTGTTTGGAGGTCATTATTAGGCCTCCATATTAGTCATCTGGGCAGCATATTGTTTCCAGTATTTGGGTAATCTTGCCTTGAGGTCTCCTGCTTCGTCTAAGGAGATGTGGCCTCCCTTCTCGATCCTTTTAGCCAACCTTGTGACTATAAAGGCGTCGGCTTTAGTAAGGCCTGCTCCGTTTTGCTCGATTGAGTCTTTTATCTGCTTCTCCTCTTCGAGTTGGAATTTGTAGATCCTCGGTATCCAAACCAACTCGAACTCGAGTGGGAGAGCTTTCTGAATCAGTGCACGAATTTTTTCCTTAGTTTCCTTCCTTGCGTTCTTCTTGCTAACCATTGTAAATTTCCTACCTTATAGGCATACTTACTATAATGAGTACAAGTATTTAAGGCTTTCCTGTTAACAGGTGAACTACACACAAGAGGCAGAGTCCTATTACAAAGATGGCAAAACTCATCAATACTCCCATCTCCTCACCTCTTCTTAGCTGCTACCCTGACATCCTGGATTGACTTAATCCTATTCCACAGGAAAGAGGAGATTGCCATGAAGTCCTCCAATTCGGATTTTATGTCTACAAGTTCCTGGTCGGTTATTGGTTCTCCGTTTAAGGCAGGAGGGTAGAGGGGTGTTAGAACCTCAAGGCTTTCATGAAACTCCTCGAGGTATTTATCCATTAGGTACTCGAGAGGGCAGGTCTTCCAGGAGTCTCCTTTCTCCTGGTCGTGAATCTTGATCCTTTCTTCCACCGCCATGGTGGATAGCATTAGTTCCTTCCGGATACTTGAGTCTCCCATTCCATCAAGGGTATAGGTTCTCATGTTACCTCTTCACCACCCTTCTGATATCTGTGGGGTGTACATTTATCTCTCCTCGGTTGAACCTCTTGTAGATCCCGCAGTCCTCCTGGGGTAGTTCTCCAGTACAATATTTCTGAGCAACTGTAAAGTTCCCGCACTTTCCTCGATACTTGCATTTCTTTGGTCCGAATACTAGTTTAAATAGTCCCATGTTGTTTCCTCCTTAATATGTCTTGAATGTGGTTCCTACTCCCTTGTCGAAAATTATAGGGTGGATAAGGCCTGAGTATAGAATGGTGTTATTATCTCCGTGGATCTTGATTTGTTTCACATCCAAGTTAGTAATAAGCACCGTGGTGTTGTTTGCCTCTATGGAGATAATCCTGGCCTCTACGGTTACATTACTCCAGTCGTTGATGATTAAGGAAGTCTCGTCCGAGACTCCTACCTCTTCGATGCATCCCGAGAGGAATGAGCATATAGCCAGAATTCCTACCATTAGAAGTTTTGTCTTACTTTCCACTTTTATCCCCCCTAATAAATGAAGGGAGCAGGATTATGCCTGCTCGTTTACGAATATAAGGTCCTCATCGAATTTTTTAAGTGTAGTGGTCTTGGCTCCGTCCTGAGTGTAGACTTTTTCAAAGTCCTCGATTACTTTCCGGGCGGCTTCCTTACCGTTCTTTGCGATTATTTTAAGGAGGGCTTTTCTCCTCCTCTTGGCTTTGTCGTTTGGCTCATAGGTGATTTCCTTTGTGGCCTTTGGGGCTTTAATGGTTTTGGCCCTTGGGGCTTTTCTTCCGAATACCTCGTCGTTAAATTCCTGCTCCGAAACAGGGATGTAGATTGAAGGGATGGGTCCGTTTGCGAGAGCAAAAATGTCCTCGAAAGCTTTCCTGCCGTTTGCTACGATAATTTGGACCTTTGGGTACTTCTCCTGGATAGAGGGGAGCACGATTGGAATTACTCTCCTACTGAAGGTTTGAAGGAGAAGGGTAGCACTTGCTCCACTCCCGTTTTCTTCTCCAGGGTAGTAGAGAGCTATGATAAATTGGGTCGTCTTAACATCGTTCCTGTCGAAAAAGGTTGTTTGGTTGTGGTTGTTTCCAGTCATTTAAATCGTTCCTACCTTATAGGCATACATCTATAGTGCGTACAAGAATATAAAGGTTACTCAAAAAAGTAAAGAGGAGAAGAAGAAGTATTAAAAAGGATATTCCGAGAGGTCGGTACTGGAGATTACCTGATCAATGAATATCTTTAACTTAGGATCTGTAATGGTATCCTCGAGAGACTTAAAGAGAGAAACAGCCCAAGGATAGGTGAGTAGGGTGAGTTCCCCGTGTTCCTCTTCGATTATACCTGCCCAGATACCTTCCTCCTCCTCAGTATTAACAAGGAAGTTGGTTAGGACTCCTTCGGGCATAGTGAGCTTCATAGTGGACTCACTTAAAAGATCCTCGTCGTCGTTACCTTTGATCCATTCTTTGAGAGCCTGCCAGGTGGTAGGCTTTATGCTGAACAATAATCCTTCGGTCATTATTAAATTCCTCCTTTGGTTACTATACTATATGGAGTACAAGTTTAAAAAGGTAGGTAAGAATTAGGCCCCGAGGATTTCTCTCCTCAGGACTAAGGCTCCGATCCTGGTTACTTCACAAATCCTGTTGATTTCCTTTCCGGTGCAGACGATTAAACCTTTCTTAGTGAGTGAGGCCATGACTGTCCCGACTGAGGCCTTTTTGGTGGATTTAACACTTCCGCTAATGGTTTTGGATGGGATCTTAATGGTCTCGGCTGCTTTGAGCCAGGGTTCGGTTACTTCGTGGGCGGGATTAGAATAAATTCCGAAACAAAGAACATCCTTCTCGAGTGGAGTGAGGTTAATGATAGGGCAGGGGTCGTTTTTAACCAGTTCCCGAAGCTTTTGAACAGCTGGGGGGATATGGGGTTTAGCTTCTACTTCCTGGCCTTTAAGGAGTTTAGACATGAGTTTCTTGTAGGTTACCCTTTCGGTATTAAGAGGGTCTTTGCTGTAGTCTTCCACGTTATAGAAGGCGAGGATTTTATCTTCCTTGATGTATTTAATGACAAGGTCGAATCCTACTCCGGTCTCGATAACGGAGGTGTTAAT